GCTATGGCAATCTGGCGTGCTGCCCAAATGTCTGTGTCTACTCCTGATTCTTTTCGTATTGCCAATAGGAGTTCTTTTTCTTGGATCCTCATTTTTGTTCGTAGTTTTTCAGCTAATTCCACTTCTACTCTAACACCTCGTTGTCTCATCTTAATTAAGTTAGGTAACAACTTAGATTCCATTTCCCACACAGTAGTTAAACTTTGTAATTGTATTTCTTGTTTAAATCTTTGCCATAATAGAAGCGTGAGTCGTGCATCTTGTTCAGCATAATAACCAACATGTTCTGCAGGTAACTTCCACATCTCAGCTTTAGGATCAACACCATGGTCTGCTGCTGCTTGTTTCAAATCAGTCTCAGCTTTTAGTTCTCCTAAATAATCCCGTGATAAATTATTTAAAGAAAAAGAATATCTGTTCTCATCTATAAGAGCTGCTGCAATCATAGTATCAACAATCTCTCCCTCAACTTTAATTCCTACTTGTTGTAACCAACCTACATCGTACTGAGCATTATGAAATATTTTAGTACAAGGTAAACTACATACACTTTTCATATATGCCTTAACTTGTTCCGGTATCATATTACCGCCACCTAAATGACCGAATGGATAGTAACCTTGCCATCCTTCTACAGCTACAGCAAACCCTATGATCTCTCCTTTACCTAAAGCCCAGCCGGCCCCTAAACCATTATTTATTCCTTCATCCCTAGTCTCTAAGTCAATAGCTATTTCAGTGGCTCCAGTTAAATCTTTATACTCTGATGGGGAAGACCAAATATGTTTTTTAAAATTCATGTTAAGTTGTAAGCCGCCCATTATTTTTTATCCTCATCTAAATTTTTAATATCATAATCATAACTACCTTCCTCATGTTCATCAGTAATCCATTTAGAAGAATTCTCTACAGAGTATATTTTATTACTTACTAATCTATTAATTAAATTTTTAGATGGATCAACACCCATAGATGCATCAAACATTTTAAGTCTATTATTAGGTTGAATAGCAAAGTTACCATCTTCTAATTCAAGAACATGACCACACTTATGTTGATCTGGTTTTTCAGCGTAACCAAAATTAAGTTCATTAAAATCACCAGAGCACCAATCTATAGTAAAAAGATATTTACCTTTTCTTAATATCTTTCTTCTTGATGTATATTGCATAGTAGCACCAGCTAATTCATAGAAAGTTGTAACACTTACATTATAACTAAAACTATCCCACATAACTAATTCATCTAAGGGTACTTCTTTTACTCCTGGTTTAGTACAGAAAGCTGAGATAGGAGCTCTCCACCATAAGCCTCCATCTTCCATTAAAAAATGAAACATAGGTACTCTATTAGGAATAGAACTAAAACCAAATACTCCTACTTCAAAATATTTATCGTGTGAATCTTTTTGATCTCTTAAGTAGTTACCTCTTACCCAACATTCTATTACAGGTATGTTTGCATTTAAGTACATTATTTTTTATCCTTTAGTTTTTTTATTTCTAGATCACAATAATGTTTTATCTTTTCTAAATCTTTTATTTTATCTTTGTTTAAATACCTACAAACATATTTAACAACACACCCTTGAAAGAAAGAGAGATTGTTTTTGGAAATAAATTCGTAAGGTTGTATGGTAAAGTTTTTATAATGATTGCCCCCTATTTGTTTATTCTCTGGGAAATCGTCTTTAAATATATCACTGTTTGTCATTTTTCTCCTGTACATATATTAAATAATCTGCACCCAATGGGTAGTTATACTTATAGTCAGTTCTTAATAGATGTAAAGTTTTTCTTGCCCTAGTTGAACCTGTGTACCAAACTTTTCTTTCGTTAATTTTTTCTTCAGAGTTCTTATGTTTAAATGATGATGGGTAATTACCTTTACCATACAATACTACATTATCCTTTTCATCCCCCTTAACTGAGTGTATCGTATCTATTATTATAACTGGATCTTTATTTAATTCTGCTTGACCATATCGTTTAAGTAATCTTATGAAGTGTCTTATTTGATTAGGCTTAAAGTTTCTTCTTAGTATCCACCACCATTGTTTAGTCTCGGCTTCATCTGGTAAATCTAAACCACACCATTCTTTTAACTCTTTAAAATCATATTCTTGAAAGTCTGGTTGGTTAGACCAAAACTTTTCTGCTCTAAATTTAGGATCAGATAGTTCTCTTATATACTGATACATAACTTTGGCCTGCATCTTATTTAATTTTTTACCATTACTTAAATGTGTCCAGGCTTTAATAGCTTCCCATTGTTTAACATCAAAACATTTAACATCTTTATTATCTTTAAAATATAAACCTGCATCCTTAGCTAACATCCTAAGTTCATTAACACTACTATTTACCCTACCTAATATAAACCAACTACCCTCTATTTCATTAAATGGTATCTCAGTAAAATTTCTATAGCTCTTAACAGATCCTTCTTTCTCTGTATGTTCATATTCTTTTTCTTCACTATCTAATATACCCCGTCTTATTATCTGTGAAAATTTATGAATAGCTGCACCAAATCTTCTAGTCTTTCTTAACTTTACTTTTCGACCTGGAAAAAAAGTAGTAAAGTATTTTGGATCTGCACCATTCCATTTATATATACCTTGGTCATCATCACCAGCTAAGTATATTCTTTTTACTTTATCGGCCATCTTATATATAACTGACCACTGTAATGGTGTGAAGTCCTGAGCTTCATCTATAATTAAAACTTTAAGTGCTGGAAAATCTATTTCATTAATAGCTCTACCAATCATATCATCAAAGTCTATAAAAGGTTTTTCCCCACCATGCTTTTTATAATGCTCGTAAGTTTTTATCTTTCTAAAAAATACATCTAATGAATCTTTTTTGTAAGACTCTCTCTTATAGGCTTCACTAGGTTCAACACATAAATTTCTAGATTTACTATATATACCTAAAGACCAATCCTTATATAAGAAATTATCATCAGCTAATCTTTGATCG